TGCTTTATCTACCGATCAAAATTATGCAGGAGGTTCTTATTTAGATGTAACTGATATTATATACGAAGAGGTAATTTCAAGAACTAGTTATATCAGGGATGAACCGACTAAATTAATGAATTTCTATTCTACAATTGACCGTAAAAGAGGAATTGTTAGAGTATGGATGGCAGGTAATACAATTTCTAGAGTATGTCCTTATTTTTACGAGTGGGGAATGGATAAAATGCTCCGTAATATGAAACAAGGCGAAATAAAGACTAGATGGATGAAGACAGGAGAAAAAGACGATAACAATAATGACATAGAAGTGTTAATGGCAATTGAATATTGTAAATCAACAGGAAATTCAAGTTTTGTTTTTGGTCGTCATGCAGATATGCTAAATACGGGGTCTTGGCAAACAGACCCACAACCTCATTTGACAAAATCACGTAATTCGTATAAAATGTTATATAAGATATATTTTGCTTATCAATCATTTAAATTTGCTTGTGAATATTTATTAGATAACGAAACAAAAAGTACATGTTGGTTTATATATCCTTATACTAAAGGAGAAATACCTAAAAATCATATTGTAATATCTGATGTGATTAAAGAATCACATTATTATCAAAGAGATATATATAACGTTAATATAAAGAATAAAAAAATAGTAGAATTACTTAAAAATTTTAGAGAATGCAATATATTTTATGCTAGTGATTTATGTGGCACTGATTTTAAGCAGGTTATAGATTTTCAAATAAGGAAATAATTAAAGGAGGAAAATAATGAAAAATAGTGAGATTATAATAGCACGTAATATAAAATTAGATAAAGAATATAAAAATGTACTTTCATATAATGAATCAAGTATGTTATCACTTGTTCGTTCAAATACGGTAGCAAGTGCTAGTAACTATTCTTTTATAAAGCCAGGGAAAAATCAAATAGATGTAAGTTTTAGCTATAGTGACTGTCTTAAAGCTAATTATATGGCTTTTCAAAATCCGTATTATTCTAATAAATGGTTTTTTGCTTTTATTGATGATGTTGAATTTAGAAATATTAATACTACACGTATATCTTTTACAGTAGATGTATTTTCTACTTGGTTTGATTACTGGCAAGTAGAACCTACGTTTGTAGTTAGAGAACATGTTAATGACGATACAGTAGGGCTTCATACAATACCTGAGAATTTAGAAACAGGAGAATATATATTTGATGATGTAAATTATTACAAAGGTCTTGATACTTGTGTATATATAATACAATGTACGGAATGGGCAAGTGATAGTGCTAATCCTCCTCTTGCAACAAATTTTGGAGGTGTATATATGGCAGGTGGTGCATATATTTGTAATGATATTCAAACAGTTGTCAACATATTACAACTATATGCTAATCGAGGAAAATCAGATGCTGTATATAATTTATATATAGTTCCGTCTTATTTTGTAAATAATACGAGTGGAAGTACGCAATATTCAGGACAAAATAATCCAATGTATGATACTAAAATATTATCTAAACCTACTACTATTGATGGATACTCTCCAAAAAATAATAAATTATTAACTTTTCCATACAGTTATTTACTTGTTTCTAATAACAATGGTAGTAGTAATATACTACATTATGAAAGATTTACAGGGCAAGATAATGATTGTAAATTTCAAATTAAAGGAGTGCCAACAGTTGGAGCGTCTATAAAGTTATTTCCTATTAATTATGACATTTCTAATAACGAAGAAGAAGGAATTATGGCAGGTAAATTTCCTACATTAAATTGGGCTAATGATGAATATATTAATTGGTTAACTCAAAATAGCGTAAATATTTCAATAGGTATTGCAGAAACAGGGCTTGAAGTTATTGGAGGACTTGCAATGATGACTAATCCAGTAACAGCAGTCGCTGGAGCATCTACTTTAGTACATGCAGGACTTTCTACAGCCGAACAATTAGGAAGTGTTTATCAACATAGTTTGCAACCTAATACTGCACGTGGTAATACTAACGGAGGAGATATTAATGTATGCGATGGTAAGAATGGATTTTATTTTTATAATATGAGTATAAAAAGAGAATATGCTAAAATAATTGATGATTATTTTACAATGAGAGGTTATAAAGTTAATACAGTAAAAGTACCTAATCAGACAGGACGTGCATATTATAATTACGTACAAATAGCAAATGATTCTGATATTGGATATCCTAATTCTAATTTATACGGAATACCAGCATCAGATATGGACGAAATTAATAATATATATCGTCGTGGTGTAACTATTTGGCATGATCATGCTAATTTAGGAGATTATAGTGTAGATAATTCAATTTAAATAAAAATAAAAAAAAAAAAAAACTCTATATAATAGAGTTTTTATTTTTAATTTAGTCCATAAACAGTAAATAATTTGTAGGTTTCATTGTCGCTTGTTATTGTAAAGTTAAAATGTGTATCATCTGTGATATTAAATCTAATAGCTAAATTTGAAACAGCATTATCATTAATTAAAGTTATGTTCTTCATATAACTACCAACACTTATTAGTTCATTAATTTTTTTAGCATCAATAATAATATTAGCTAATATCGTATTTTCATCTATTCCAATATCCAATACTAATTTTCTAAAATCTGTTAACTTTCTTGAATATATTGTATTATACGAAGCATTTGAACTATTAGTACTTCTTAATCTTATAGGAACTTCATATATATTTTTATAACTAGAAAGTGGTGTATTTTCGTCGTTAGGGTCTATTATAATAATATCTAATATATTGTTGTATGAATTTTTATTAATATAAAAATTTCCGTTTGGAGATAATCTCATAATGTCTAGAGCATTAGTATTTGCACCGAATTCGTCATTATAAACACTATCTAAATTAAAAACATTATTACAAACATTATAAGTACAATCTTCGTATAGATGTAAAAAACCTAACGATTTATTACAATTAAAACTATTATTTATTATATTTATAAATGGCTTTTTTTCCTGTGAGCTATTATCAATTCTTAAAAATTTTAGTTGTGAATCAAACATTTTATTGTTACATATATTAATATTTTCTGTAATTTGTTTTAATATAATAACTGCTTCATTATTACTACCATTTGATAAATTTGTATAAACTCCGTTTTCTAAATTATAAGAAATATTTTGTTTTACAAATGTATTATCGTTTATGTAAATATTTTTAGCTTCAATTAAATCCGGATTAAAAAATATTTTAGCAGAACCATAAATATAATTATTTTCAAATTTTAGATTATTTATATATCGCTGTGGCGACAATATTGATTTTTGAACAAAATTATTATCATCATTCTCATACCTTAAAAAACTATTAATAAATTCACAATTTTTAATAAATACGTTTTCCCAATTAAAAGATCTAATAGCTGTATAATTATATGTTTCAAATTTACAATCTTCAATAAGAATATTCTTATGTGTATTAGATGTATATGTATGACCTCCAATACAAGTATAGATATAAAATCCTTCAACGTCATGGAATTTACAATTTTTTATCCTAACAAAATTATTAGATGTAGAATCGTAAGTAGGATTATTTGGATTATCAAACCAAGGAAAATTGCTCCTTGTCATATCATCTATTTGCACACATTCAACATAATTTCTCGATTCTGTATTTATATGTACCCCACCGAATGAGCAATTTTCAATTAAATAATTTGAATTAGCGGCAATTTCTAAAAAGTGGTCAGCATATGTTTTTATAAAATTTATATTTTTTAGAATTATATTTTTTCCATGGCAAAATGAAATAGAACCATTTAAAATATTACCGTTTAAAATTTTAATATTTCCATTTCCATTATATTCTAAGAATTCATCTGTAGTTTTAAAATTAGCAAATATTCTATTATGATGTGTTTGAGCGTAAGGGTCATCTGTTATAGCTATAGTAGAATTATTAAGTAGTACAGTCGTATTTCTATTTATTCTAATAGTGTCTGTAAATAAATAATTACCTGTTTCAAATTCAATTACTTTAGGCATATTAATATCAAATATATTTTGAATTTCAGCTAAAGTCATTGACGAATCTATTTTATAATATTCTAATTTATGAAGTGCGTAATCGCCTATTAATCTTTCTAATGTACCATCGCTAGCCATAATATCCAATTTATTATTTACAGCCTCTTGAAAATCAAGAGAATCAAAATAATTATTAACATAATCTTGAAGTTCTACAAAACTATTATATAATGCTGTTACATTATCTTCTACATTATTTTCATTATTAATAACATCATTTAAATATTCTACTACTTTACATAATAGTTCATAATTAGTAAGTGAGTCAAAATCTTCTGCTATGAAAGGAAAACTTTGTAATATTTGAAATTTAAAAGGTGTTAATTTTTTATAATCTTTCATTACTGGTCTAAAATCTGGCATATAATCACGTCCTTTCTTAAGCCAAACCATAAAATAAAGAATCTAATTCTTTAAATATCATAGTATAAATACTATTCCTATTATTTATAAATTCTTCATATAGTCTCATTTTATCAGATGGAGTTCTAGTAGTTCTTTCTATTAAATTATTATTATCTTTATTTGTTGTATTTGTAGATGATGTTCCATTAGATGTTCCTGATGTATTAGTTGTCGAACTATCAGTATTTGTATCATAATTATATTCAGTTAAATAATTACCATCTTGTATATCAGTAATTCTATTTTCAGGCATTTCAGAAAATCTTCTATCAGAAATATTCTCACTTTCTACAGTACTATTTATATTATTAGATGTACTATCAGTTGTATTTGATGAACCTAGACTATTTTTTTCTTCAGATACAATTCTATCAACTACTTCTCCATCGTTAAAAATGTTCCAACCATCTAACATATCAAACATTTTATTATACATAGGCATTATTTCATTTAATTTAACACTAAGAGCTATTTTAAAACTTGTTACTGTCTCATATCCAATTCTTCTCATTAAGAATTTATTTAATATCAGTACTTCAAAATCTTCTTTTGTAACTTTACTTGATAATGGGTAATCAAAATCAAATATCTTATATCTTCCATATTTAGCAAGTTCTGGAATTTTTTTCTTATCATCTTTATCAACTCCAAAATTTACTATTGAATTTAAAATTGCGTAAAGTGTAGGAGGTTGCTCATTCATTGTTGGTATAAACGGATTCCACATCGGAAACATAAACATCTTCTTCATCTCCTTCCTCAGAACTAGGTAAGCCATCATAAAATTTAACTTTAATATCAAGACCCCATTTTTTATTTATCATATCAACAGCTTGTTGTCTAGGTTGGAATCTAGAATAACGACTAGCGACTGTTCCTCCTAGGGATGCTGTCATTTCATCTTTTATAAGTCTTTCTCTTTTTTGCATTTGTAAATTAGATATACCTATAAGTCGTAAAAATTCAGCATATTCTTTTTCTATATGAATATCAATTTTATCGGATACATAAGGAGCTGGTGCTTGTACCACTCCTAGATCATCAATATCAATCGAATCATAAACAACTACACCATCCATACAAGAGTCTATCTGATTAACTATATCTTCAACAGTCTTTTTCTTATCAGATGTAGTCTTCCAAAGTCTAGGAGTCTTCTGATGTGTTATATTTATATCGGTAACTCTTTTACAAAGGGCGATACGTTCTGCCATTTGTAATATATCAATATATAATGAATATCTACCATTATTATCATACATTATTACGTATTCTCCAGGTTTTAATATTTTAGAATATCCATTTTCTCCGTAAACTTGAATTGTTGTAGGTCTTCCGTATACATCTAGTCTTCCTAAATTTGTATATGGTAGAGCAAGAATAGTATCAAGTACATCGTCTTTGAAAAATGCAATTGAACCTTGACGCAATAATACTTTATTCATATATGCAACATCTATTAATTCTGGTAATTCATCAAATTCAAATACATTCTCAGCAAGTGTAAGCATTTGTCTTGTATACATTTGTACAGTACGTAAATTTGATAATTGCGATTTAACCATTAATTTTTTCATAATTACTCCTTTCTAAAATTAAAAGAGAAAGGGAATTTTCCCTTTCCCTTAAAATTTGGGATTTTATGCAACTGTAATAGTAGCTGTTCCTGTTTTAGTTTTATCGTATACACTTGTGGCAGTAACTGTAATAGTTTCAACTGTTGCACTACTTGGTACAACTAATTTACCACTTGCAACATCGATAGTAACACCATCTCTAGTAGCTTCTTCATTAATACTCCATAATACCGATTTATTAGCAAATCCAGTATTAACTACAGCAGATGACATTTGTAATGATTGTCCTTTTGATACAGTAGCAGTTGCTGGTGATACTGTTACACTTGTAATACTTGGAGCAACTGTTGTAAATACGCAAGCATTTGCAAATGGTGAAGTAGAAATTACTTCTTGTGCATGTAAGAATACATTTCTATCAAGTGTTGTTGGATTTACAAATTCAGTCTGACGTTTACCGTTTACATCAGGATTAATATCAAGTGCTCTATGATAATCCATAAAGAAATCTCTTGCAACAACAATTCCTAGTACACTTTGTAAAGATGTTTTTTCAGCATCAGTAAATGGTATATAAGCTTCTTCAAGTAGAACTGATAGTCTCTCTTCATCAGTTTCTGAGAAAGTATCTATTAAAGCTAAATTTGTTTTAGTTTGTGCTTCATTTAAGAAATATGAAGTTGCTAAAACATTTGTACTAGTAATAGCTTCTCTATCAGAATCTAATATTAAGAATTGTTCATCAAATCTTGTAGCACGTCTAATACCTGCTGGGTTATAATTTGGAGATTTGAAAGTCATTCTATTTGATGTTGCTTTCATACTAGCTAAAATATCACGTGGGTCTGTATCTGTAATTTGTTTAGGTGTAATAGTTCCATCTAAAATACGTCTGCATAATTGATATTTATCTACTAACCATTTATCATAATCATAAGTTTCATATAAGTTAGAAATAGTAGTTTCAATAAATCTATAAAGTCCGTTTTCTTCATCATCGAAAGCCATTAATAATTCAGATTCATTGATAGTAGTTTCCCATACTTTTTGGAAATTAATTTCATGCATGTATTGATATACATCAGGTACAGCTGTATCTAAGAATTTTAAATTGTTAGAATACTCTTTATTATAATCAAATACATGTGCTAAATCTTGGATAACTTCTCTTATTTGTTGTCCATTTCTTAGCATACCTTTATCAGTGAATGATTGCCATGGATTATTCCAACGATTCTCTTTTATAACCGTTAAACCAATTAAGTTAACAGTATTAATAAAAGCATTTTTATATCTTTCATTATTTATAATTATTTTACCAATAGGCTTTACTGATTCGCCTTGAACTGGTAAATCGATTTCAGCTGATAGTTCTGGATTTTGATTAATAATCAAACTCAAAACTTCGGCATTTGTTCTAGCATTTTTTAAAATTTTTGCCATAAATTATTCCTCCTTTTAAATTTCTTTTATATCGATTATTTCTTTCTCTTCGATATTATCTTCATTAACTTTTTCTTCTTCCGTTTTTGCAGAATCTAAAAATCTCTCTTTATATTTTCTCTTAAGTTCCACAATTTCAGCATCTTTCTTTTCTATTTCTTCTTTTAATGAATCAAGTTCTTCTTTTTCTTCTTCGCTAATTGAATCAGAAAAATCTTCCATAAGTTCAATCACTAAATCATCATTATCGGTTATTTTCTCACTATATTTAGTATTAAACTCTTCCTTAGTTAGTTTTGCCATATTATCCCTCCTTTATACTAATATTTATCATAAAATTAAATTTTTGTCAAGTCTCTTCTTTTACGTGCAATTATAAACCATGGAAATTTATTTTTTTTAAAAGTTGGTGTTGGTGTTGGTGGTATAGGTCCTGCATAAGTTTTCCATGGATAATTTTCATCATTAATAATAACGGTATCATTAATATAACATGCATCATACATGTGAGTACTACCAACAAGTTCCGATTGCCCACTCGATACAGTATGCCAGCCTTGATATTCTCCTTTTTTAAAATTAAAATGCACGTGGTCTCCTGTAACATTTCCAGCAGTTCCTGTGTGTCCTATTAAAGCACCTTGAGTAAATACATCCCCAACACTGGGTGGATTATTATCATGCATTTGTACCCATGTAATTTTAGATAAACTACCATCTGCTAAATGTACGACATCGTTAGAAGTAAATACTCTCCAGTTATCTACTCCACCTCCTGCTACACATGTGCAAGATACTGGAGCGTAATAAGGGCAATTTAAAATTCTCCCGTTCGCTCCCCAACCTACAAAATCTATATTTAGTGTTCCTTGATGTGAATACTGCCCATTTTCTCCCTGAGATATATTCATATATTCTAAAGGAAATAAACATACTTCTTTATTATCACTTGCTATTAGTCTCTCTCCAGCTACCATCTAATACCTCTTTTATCATAATCTTCTTGATTTTTTTGTATGTCAATCATTGTCTTTTGCATGTCTTTCATATTATCTTCTAGTAATGACAATAGCTTAGCTGTTAACTCTTGATTTTTAGAAATATCTTTTAATACTGTTGTATGTAAATATAACATAACAGCTGTAAGAACTAAGGCTGTACCACCATTAAGAAATAATTGAATTAACTCATTTACTCCCATATAATCACTACCTTATTTTTATTATTTGTCCTGGATATATTAAGTTAGGATTTTTTATATTATTTAAACTTACTAAATAACTAACTTTTACTCCATACATATTAGCTATTTTTGTTAAATTATCACCTTTTTGAACAGTATAAGATACACTATTATTACTATTTAATATTTCATTTACACGATTTTGTACTTCTTGATAACGATTACCTAGTGCTCTCTTTCTATCTTCTCCATTACCATAAACTCCATTAATAACTTCACGCGCTAATTCTTCAGTAGATTTTTCTTGTTTTATCTCTTCTTTTTCTTCTTTTTTTACTTCTTCTACTTCTTTATTATTCATATTTTTAATTATTTCAGGATAGTTCGTTTTTGTAACATCTAAATCAACATTCCCATCAATTCCTTTAATTTTACCACTTGACGAATACTGCCATATTCCAAATGGTTTATTATATGTAGGTTTTTTACTCCATTGAGCTAACCACTTATCAAATCTATCTAGTTTAGGATTATTTAGTATATTGTCTAACCAATCTTTATTAGCATATATCATTGCATAATATCCTGCTTTTTCTACTCTATCACAAAAATATTCACAAATATCTACATACATTTCATCGCTTGGATTTCCATTATTCTTTTTCCAATTATCAGCATCTTCCATGTCAATAATAAGTGGATATGTTGGATTATAATTTTTAATAGTATTTAAAAATCCTTCAACTTCGATTTTAGCTTCTTCAAGATTCCTAGCATAACTATAATGATAAAAACCATATGGAATACCTACACTTTCTAAACCTCTCACATGTTCAACTAATTTTTTATCTTCTTGAAAAAAACCCCATGAACTTCTAATAATTGCAAAATCAATTTGTCCTTTTAACTCCTCATAATTTGTAATATTATTATGAGATGATATATCAATTCCTTTAAACATACTATTCCTCCTTTTTTTAGTTAATTTCAGGTAAACCTGCAAAACTTGTTAATATACTAAGTAGTGCCATTGTTGCTGATATTCCTAATATTTGTATCCAATTAATATCTAATATATTAACATAATCAGTTCCTATAAGTGTTAACATACCTTGTGCAAATGTTTTAATAGCACGAACTAAAGCTGCTTTTAACCATTCTCTATTCATATTATACCTCCTTTTATATAAAATACCATATTTTTTTATTTTTTACAAATAAAGAAGATTTTTTTAAATCTTCTTTGATAATTCTTTGCAAATTTTAAGTTTTAAATATGAATGTCCTTTTTCTTTTCCATCAACTTTTATAGGTTTTAAAATTAATGGATTTTCTATTGTTGGTAATCCTTTTAATGTGCAAATATTAGAAAAACTCATATAGCATGCATTTGAACCTGTTACATAACTTTTTCCCTCTTTATCAAACAGCATTAATGTGTGCTTTTTACGTGTAATAGTTTCTCCTGTCTCTTCGTTATATGTATCAATTGATCTTTCAATAACATAACATCCTACGCACTCAATCTCACGTCCTACGCAGTCATTAAGTTTAAAATCAACATCTTCCATCGAATTTAATAGCATATCTACATTATCTTCATTTTCTAAATCTAAAGACGTCATTCGTTTTTGATTTGATTCCCCCTCAAATAAT